CCTGAGCGGGGACCTCATGTACCACTCCGTCCCAATAGCGTATCCAGGCGGCGGCCAACTCCGGGACGGTGCTGGCAGCATTGAAGAGAGCCTGAGAATCGAGACAGTTGTTACTCTGGCCGAGAATTTTCAGGGCTATCTGCTTGGATTTCTTTATGTATCGCTCATCAGTCATGCGTTAGTCTCTTTTTTGGCTTGCTGTTGCTGGACAGCGGCCTGTACGTCACTCCACTCGGCCATATCGACGGCTTGGGTGTCGGGGTCATACTGGCCTACCCAGAGGATATCCTTACGTTTGGGGTCATTGGTTGAATCCCAGATGATAAAGAACTCAAAGGGCTTGATAGGCGGCAGTTCTACGCTGGTGGACGAGATGGTATCTGAGACGGCACGGCGGATACGCTCCACCTCAGCCTTATTGGGGTGATAGCCGGTAGCACGACGTTCACGGACGGCCTTAGCCTGAGCGGACATTATATACTCCTGCCACTGACGCTGCTGGAGTTTATTGGTCTCCCAGAGAAAGACGTTGTTAAGGAAATTGCGCCAGGCCTTGAGACCCTGACCGATATAGACGATAGCCAACGGCTCGGCTATAAAGAGACGGCGGTTGCGAGGATCCCAGTACAGAAGGTTGGACTGGACGAAGTTATCAAAGGTGGCAAAGGCTTTAGAAAGCTCTTGCAGACGCGCCCGGTTCTTACGGTCGGCGCGACGGGATTGAAATTTTTTAAAAATACTCATAGTCAGCGGGGTTTTAAAATTGAAAATTAGACATCTAAGTTTATGGCGTGGAGACCGGAGAAGGTGCGGTAGATGGTGGCAGTGACTTCACGACCGTAGTAATCCTCCATATAACGCTGCATACGGGACTGCAGGTGGCGCATCTCCATCATTATGGCGGGACGGTGGGTCTCTCCTTTCTCGGAATCCCAGATAGAGACGTAACGGCGGCGGTAACGGGCCTTACGGGCATGCTCTACGTCCTGGAACTTACGGCCTTGGCCTACACCCATATCGACGAAACGGAGGTAGTCATTGTACTCTATGCGGATGGTCTCATTGCCCTCTTCGGCAGACATGACCTCATAGGTGAAACTACGGGAACCACGACCGGTGGCGTACCATTGACCTTTGCGCTTACGCTCGGCGTTGACCTGAGCGAAGCCGGGGTATATCTCAGTTGGAAAGACATGCTGAGTGCGGAAGTTCTGCTCAAGGGCTTGGACGGCCTGACGAGCGAACGACCGTAACACAACATTCATAGGCCTGCGCGGCTCTTCCAACTGTACTGCCATAACTACTTCTTTTTACGTGCAGCCGCTTTCTGGAGCATACTGATGCGGGAACGGACGGGTGCGGCGAACTGGCTTATCTGGTCGGGGTCTGAGCCACGGTAGGAGGTGAAGGACTCAAGGAATCCGGTTATCTTGCCGTGGAGAGGACCTTGAACCACTACGGTACTCTGCTCTCCCTCTATAAGGAGGAGGCTGCTGTCTATGCTCTTGTGGTTGTAGGCAGCACGAGGCATATCGGCAGGGAAGGCACCGTTGATAAGGTTACTCTGGTCTATGGAGGTGAGGACGGTAAGCTGCTTGAGCCAGCCGTTGCGCTGGTACCACATGAGGTCATTGACCATTGGCATGTCAAGTACCGGAGTGGCAATGGTGACATGAAGGGCGTTACCGGCCAGACAGGCCAGAGATTTCATAATATGGCTAAAGAGAATGTCTCCGTTAGTATGCCAAACCAACACCTTACCTGGTGTGAGAAGTTGAGGCAGGTTGCGTTCTATGCAACATGGCTCCTGAAAATCTATCTTTTCCATAATTATCAGGGTTTAGGATCAGGAATGTTATAGTCACTGGGGTTGATGCAGGAGACGCGGGGTACTACCTGCTCTATCTGGATGCCGAGGATGTTCCAGTTTCCGTATTTGATAGGAATGGAGGCCCATTCGGCTTTGTCTATGTTGAGGCCGTTGAGAGCAGCTACTACATCTTTCGGGAAGGGCTCGTTTGTTACGGGGCAGATTCCTGTAGTCTTTACCCGTGAGAGGTAATAGAGGAGGTCTTGCGCGTAGTTGTCAAGCTCTGAGTGGATATCCTCGGACAGTTCGTCATCCTGACGGGCGGTGGTGGCCAGTGTGCTGCTGACGGCACGTGAGAGGAAGTAGATGGTATGCGCGTAGTTGACGGCCTTGCTGTTACTGCTCTCAGCATCTATGAGGATGGAGTAGGCCATACAGGGGGAGGCACAGACGTTCTGGTTACGCATAAACTCCGAGTTGTCATTGATGGTGTGTATGCGGTAGAACGCCTTTTTGCCACCCTTACCCGGCTTGTGCGAGATTGGCTTGTAGAGGGAGGCCCATTGTTCAAGTATGACTGAGAGACGATGTTTCATTTGCAGTACAGTTAAGAGTTGATAGTTCAGGTCTCCGGAGTTTCCTTAGAGGCGGATTTCTCTTTCTCCTTGGCGTGCTCGTGAAGGATACGGTCAAGTTCATCCTCGGGGATGTCTATGTGGCGGGATACCTTATTGGCTACTATCTTCTGTGTCAGACGTGCCCAGGCTGCACCGTTGCAACTGCTCTCATTCTCCAATATGCTGACAGCGGTGCAGACCACGAAGATGGCTGCAACGTACTGACCCAGGTGGAGACCTCCGAAATGACCAAGCAGCTTTTCATCGACACCGGTAGCAAGGAGGATGCAGAGCCATACCACAAGCAGGTCCTGAATCATCTTGCTCATACGGGCGGACTTGATCTTGCCATCGGCCTTGGAGTTGGGGAAGTGACGTTTGATACGGCGGTTGAGACGGGCTGCTGTGATGCAGTCTATGACAACGGCCATGACACATACCAAGGCGTAGGGGAAGGTGGGTTGCAGATATGCCCATACCATACCGATGAGGGCTGCTATGAGCCTTGGGATAGAACCGAACCAGCTATTAAGAATGCCGATGAGCGGTTTGAATGAGAGGTGAATGACGTGTTGCATTGTTGTTATGAATTAAACTGTCAAAGATTGAAGGGGTGAGCCGTTGATGTCAAGGCGCACCGAGAAGAGGGTCTCACAGATGTCATTATCTACGCGGTTGAGGCCGGTGACGGTCTCATCAGGTAGTATATGACAGGGTATCCATGCGGTACCGACGTGGATCCAGGCCTGAGAACACATGAGGAACTCGTGCATGAACCAGCTCTGCCAGTCAGGGTTGAGCGGACCGGAGGAGAGTTTCCACACCTCATAGTCATTGCTCTTATGGACGCTGGCGCGTGACATGGAGGCGAACTGCTCCTGAATGGCGCGGATATTCTCCTCGGTTGTTACGTTCATCTCGGAGCGGCGCAGACTGTGTACGGAGATGCTCTCCAGTACTCCGAATCCGTTGACGAAACGGAACTCATAGCGGTCACTGGCGGCGGGGATAACGTAGAACTGACGGCCTGCAAGGGTCTGGACTCCGCTCATTCCCTGCGTTACGGCGGCCACCTGTACGGTGGGACCGGCAGAGACGACCTCACAGGTCTGGGCGGTGGCGTAGGACTGCGGCACCACGACGGACTCACCTACGGCAACCACCTCCAAGGCGGAGGAAGGCTTGCGGGAGAGACGCTGTACGCTGCGGCCTGCAGACGGGGAGAGCAGACGTTCAAGGTCTGAGAAGGCACCCATGATATTGTAGTACCAGGCGGGTGAGGCACCATCGGCGGGCGAGTTGACGACACCTACGTTATCATGAGTCTCACCGTTCTGCATGTACTCATCACAAGCGGAGAGTTTGTAGCAGATACGAGGGTAGCCGCTCTGAGGCGGGGTGTAGGAGTGCTCAAAGTTCTCAGCTACGGCACGCAGGCAGGAGGAGATGTCAAACTTGAGGGTCTCACCACTCTCGGCGGGAGAGGAGAGGACGGAGACGGATTGACGGGATACGGGATCACCTTCAAGCACGGCGGTCACGGTGAGTTTGACGCGGTGGAATGCGCACTCACCGGCTATGACGGCGGCCTGAACCTGATAGACGATTGGTGAGCCTATAAGCGGAGATCCTGAGGAGAGCAATAATCCTTGT